AAAAAGCATCGTCTTTTATCCCGAACTCGCGTAAAAGCTGAACGCGAAAGCATGCTTGCGGGTGGCATTTTGCTTTTAAGGCATGTTCTAGAAAACCTTGAAACGAACTTAATTTGTCCGAGGTGACTTCTAGAACACGCCTTAAATCATTTATTGGATGCTTGCTTTTCAAATCAGAATGAATACAGGTTGGTATTCGAAAACTCATCTCTGATATTCAACGAGTTATGCTCCTATGTTGCTGTTAAAGGCAAGAGGCTTTGTTCCAGATGATGTGGAATCTTGTTCCAGATGATATGGAACCTTGTTCCAGTTGATATGGAATCCTGTTCCAGTTGATATGGAATCGCCGTACAGCATAGTTGGAACTAGGCGGGCGATGAAAAGACGTGCTACAAGGCGTAAGAAAGCGTATTATGAACGCTTATTTTTCGCTTTTCGAGCACTAATGTCTCTGTGGGGAATTTAGTTGTGAAAAGCACGATTATGGTTTGTCGTATGAAGTCGAGGCGCGTGTAAATAGGGTACGATAGATAAAGGCTAGTGTAGGCTTTACGTGCTAAACCTTCTTTATACGAGTTGTTCAAACTCGCCACTTGAAATATTCAAGCGTGTATAGATGTCCTTTGCGCTAAGTAATTTGATTTTTCCTTCAATCAAATCATTTATGATTTGTTCATTTGGCGCAATACCTTCCTGTTCAGAAATTAATAGTTTTTTAATTTGTTCTGTTCTTTCATTTGTATCTATTTTATTTACTATTTTATTTGCCATTTTAACCCCTTTGTTAGCTATCAAATTAGTTATAAATAACCTCTATGCTCAACCGCTACAACAACACCGAGTACCAAAACACCTTACCGATTACAGATACTTCGTTGAGATCAGCTATTTCGTCGTCGTACTCGTCTGTGTTATAGCTGCGGATTTTTATTTGATTGTTTGGCATGTTGTAGAGTAGTTTGATCCGCAATAGCCCGCCGTGATTAATGGCGTAAATGCTGCCATCGCGAATAGCCTTATTGCCGGTATCGATGCCGACGGTCGCACCGTTTGGAATAACTGGCTCCATTGAATTACCGTCTGCTACCACGCATACCGCATTTTCATACTGCACGCCTTGCCGTCTTAATGTGGCGCGTGAAAAGCGCAGTTTGAAGTTGTTGTAATCCATAATGTCATCAGCAAAACCATTTCCGGCAGCTAATCGGATTTCTTGGAAAAGCGGAACTTCTACCTCGTCATCGTTTAACGGAGTATTGCGATCCCACAAATCAAAAGAACCTGTTTCGGCTACATTTGATTCTATTTGAGTTTGTGCCATTTCTCCTGTGCCATTCAAGAGCCATTCTGGCGAAATTTTCAAAGCTTTGGCTATTTGTAAGCCATTTCTAGGGCTTTTTGTAACTCCGTTCAAAATATTACTGATCGTTACTTGTGATGTTCCGGCTAATGCGGCTAATTCAACTTGGTTTTTCCCCATTTTGTCCATTGCAAACTGCAATCTTTCAGCAAGTGTATTCATAAGACTCTCCTTAATCGCCCGATCCTATAAATAAACTTATATAAAATCAAATAAGAAACACTTTACAATTTATAATGTATCTTATATTCTGTATAAGAATTTTAATTAAAGGTGAACTATGAAGAACGAGGCAATCGAAAAAGCAATTTCAATTTGCGGTTCTCAGGTAAAGCTAAGTCAAAAATGCGGAGTTTCTCAGGTTTCTGTCAGCTTTTGGCTTAATGGTGGCGGTATTAACGCTAAGTATATCCCGCGAATCGTTAAGGCTACAAAAGGCAAGGTGACTGAAAAGCAGATTTTACATTCCTTAGCAAATTTAACTGACAACTAATTTACTCATATTGGCGCAAAAGAAAACCATAAAAACAAGGCAAAAATTATGGCAATGAAGAAAGTCATTATCGAAATGATTGAACAGATACCAGGTGGCAAAAGTGCGGTAGCTGGATTCTTAGGATTTACTGAAAGCGAATTAAATAATCGTCTTTATCAAACAAAGGGCCAACGTTTCAAAAACGAAGAATTGATTGCTATCCAACTCGAGTATGGCTGCACTGATTTTATCGATGAGCTTTGCCGCAATGCCGGCGGTCGTTTTGTGCCGGACGCAATAGCAAGCGAATTAGACGCAGTGGAAATCTCAACGTTACAGCTACATGAACTCTCCGCGCGCGGATTGTTGTTTGAGGTGTTAGAAAAAGCGTTAGCCGATGGTGAAATCACCACCGATGAAGAAGACGTGATCCGCAAATTATTAAACAAGCATTTAGCTGCAACACAACACTCAATCGAGTGCGTGATCTCGCTAAATAAACGTCAATAAAAAACCACGGCGGCCACCGTGGTTAATTACACTCACAAGGAGTTCACAAGATGAATGAATTATTACCGATTAATGATAAAAATGCAAGTGCATTAACAATGAGCAGTCGAGAAATAACAAAACTTGTTAATTCTAGACATAGTGACGTGTGTAAAAGCATTGAAACGCTTATTTCAAAAGGTGTGATTGGGGGGTATCAGCCGAAACCGTACACCCACCCACAGAATGGTCAAATCTACTATGAGTATTTTTTGAATAAGCGCGACACTTATATTTTAGTTGCTCAGTTTTCACCGGAATTCACAGCGGCAGTTATTGACCGTTGGCAAGAGTTAGAAAACCAACAAAATCCGACCGCACTTTTACCGCAGAATTATCTTCAAGCCTTAGAGCAGTTGGTGGCATCAGAGAAAGAGAAACAAGCTTTAGCGTTAGAGAACAAGGCGATGAAACCTAAAGCAGACTTTGTGGATCTTTACGTTGATATTGGCACAACAAAATCATTACGCGAAACGGCAAAAATCTTAAATATGCCAGAGAAAGCAATGATTGCTGCACTAGAGCGTGATAAAGCGTTATATCGTCAATCAGGCAATCTTATTCCATATTCAGACAAACAAAGCCGTGGCTTATTTACAGTAAAAACTGGTACAGCAGAGCACGGTCACAACTTTACACAAACTCGCGTGACATCGAAAGGTATTCAATGGATCGCACAACGTTACGCTTCGGAGTTAATGCTATGAGCAAATTTATCCCTAATTCTTTTCAGATCCCTAATGCTTTTGTAGATGAAGTGATGTTTGCCCTTTCTGGTAACGCTGTAAAAGCCTATTTGCTGGTGGCTCGTAAAACGACTGGTTGGCAGAAAGAGAGTGATTTTATTTCTATTGAACAATTTAAACAATTCACTGGCATTAACCGAGATAAGACTATTTATGAAATTCTTAAAGAGCTTGAAGAAGTTGGTTTGATTCGCACTGTTAAAACAGCTGGAAGAACGACAGAATTCTATTTAGTGAAAGACCTTCCTAACGTTGAAAACAAACCAGTGGCGAAAAGTGCTACCAGTGGCGAAAAACGCCACCAGTTACAAAAAACGCCACCAGTGGCGAAAAGTGCCACGACACCAGTGGCGGAAAACGCCACCGCCACCCCTGGCGAAAAACGCCACCCTACAAAAACAAATAATAAAACAAATATAAATAACCCCCCTATAGTCCCCCCAGCTGAGCAAGTTGTGTTGGATTATTTAAACATGGCATTGGCAAATCTTGCTGAAGAGCAAGGCGAACGTAAACCGACAGGTTACAAGCTCACTGAAAAAACAAAACAAGCGATTGGTGCTCGATTGGCTGAATTCGATTTGGATGTTTGTAAACGTGTGGTGGATTATCTCGTGTCGAAATGGGGCCGTGATCCGAAAATGGTTGAGTATCTCCGACCAAGTACGATTTTCCGTCCAACAAACTTCGGTGAGTATGTTGTCGGCTCAGAACGTTGGGATAACAAGGGCAGACCAGAAATGCGAGACGGTGCTTGGGTAATGCCTGATGGCACGATGTTAAAACCGAAAGGCAGTGCACCAAACCCGGCAAGCAAAAGCACGGATTGGGCAAAGGGCAGACAAATTCAAATTCGTAATCCGCAAGTAGCGGAAAAACTACGCAAAATGGGGATGTTGAAATGAACGTGGCAATCAGACAAGAAAATTGTGTTTCAGGTGTTGATTTAAATACTCATGTTTCAGAATTAGTGAATCAGTTATTTAATCGCTTGTGCGCTTACTGCAACCGTTGGCGCTATAACTACCCAACAGACGAAGCATTGGAAGAAGCGAAGTTTATTTGGATTGAAGAGTTAGTTAACCATGATGTTTTATCTGTGGATATGTTAGAGCGTGGATTAGCAAGAGTTCGTGCAGCAAGAAATGATTATTTCCCGAACCTGTTTGATTTTATTGAATGGTGCAAAATTCCGATGGATTTACCGTCAGAAGAAGAATTAGCACAGCGTTTAGCAAGTTTTCAACGTTACGGCATGGCTGATGTGGATAAATTTAAATTCAATTCAACCGTGGAATATTGGTTGATCACTGATTTGTATTGCCGTTGTCGTCGATACACTTGGTCAGTAGAGCAGTTACGCAAAGAAATTAAACAAGCATTACGCAATATAGCTGACCGTTTAAAAAATGGTGAAGTGTTACCGGAGCCAACAAAACAGTTACCATCGCAAGCTACATCAATGCCAGTTTCAAAAACACGCCAAGCAGAGATCATTGCAAGCATTAAAGGATCGTTGCGGGGGCATTAATGCAAGTATTGTTGTTGACACCATATAAACAATCGGACCTTGGTTTAATGATGTTTAGAATTCCGCGCAATGCTGCACAGGTAATGACGAAGAGAATGGTGTTAATGCCAGAGCCTACTGAATTACAACATAAGGAATCTGGTGTAGTTAATTGGCAAGGGGCTATTAGTGATGAATTTCCACCGTTGGTGGTGGATTTCTTAAAAAATAAGGAAGTGCGGTCAAAATTACTTACAAAAAAAGCGTTGATGAATTTTGTTGGCAGTATTAAGCATTGTCAGTTGAGTGATGGTGAATACTGTCATAAAGAATTAACAATTACTCCGCACTTAGACGGTTTTATTAGAACTTGTTGGCACCACGATACAGAAATGCGCAAGGGAAACTACGATGCAGAAAAAGCATTGTTGGTGGTGGAGCAAAATATAGAGCAAGCAATCATTGCAAAAATCCAAGTGGATTTAAAACATGCTCGCCCTTTAACAGAATCAGATTTAGTGCTGTATTGTTTTAAGAATGGACTTCAACGTTTATTGAGTGATGCGTTATTAAGAAAGGTTTTTAGTGTTAAAAATTACGAACGAGACAATAAAGAAAGTTCTACTCGTTTCGAAGATCCTCTTATTTATCACATGGACCGTTTAGACAAAGCCATTTTAAATTTAAAAGCTGATGATGACCCGCCACTTCAATATATGGCAAGACCAAAGCCACAATATATCCGTTCTGAAAAATGGTTACGTTGGGTAAAAACTCAGCCTTGTGTGTGCTGTGGTAAACAAGCAGATGATCCACATCATTTAATTGGTCATGGTAATGGTGTGATGGGAAGTAAAGCAGATGATTTGGATTGTATTCCGCTTTGCCGAATTCATCACAATGAATTACATCAAAACGTAAAAGCATTTGAAGAAAAGTATGGTTCACAAATAGAGCTTTGGCATAAGTTCTTTTTATACTCCATCAAGATTGGTGCATTAGTGATTGATTAATGAAAAGTGCGGTCTTTTTTAAAGTGAGATTTCTATGACAATGATAACGCTTGAACTACCATTTCCACCTTCGGTTAATACTTATTGGCGCAGAGTAAATGGGAAAACATTAATTAGCGCGAAAGGACGCGCTTATGCAGCACAGGTAGCGTGGATGACAAGACGCTCAGCAAGATTTCCAGCGGGTATTCGTGCTGCAGTGGTGGTGGAAGCATTTATGCCGGATAGAAGAATGCGTGATTTGGATAATCTTTTTAAATCATTGTTAGATGCATTAGTGAAATCTGGCGTGTTGGTGGACGATAGTGTTATTGATGATTTGCGAATCATACGTAAATGTGTAGTCAAGGGTGGAAAGGTTTTAGTGTCGATTAAGGAGATTTCATGTTAGATATTGATGCAATTGCTGTTGAATTTGGTTATTGGGCAACACCGCGACATGAAACAGAATTCCCACGGGTTGCTGCAGGATTTGCAGAAATGAAATGCGAGGCTCGCTATGCTCATAAATACCGCATTAACTCTATCTCCGATGATCTCGGTTTAAAAATTGATGGTTATCTTGGTATAATCCGTAAACTTACACCTGAGCTTTATGATGTGTTTGTGTTGACCTACATTAAGCGCTGGGAAAAACAAGAAATATTGACTTATCTACGGATTTCAAAAGCGGAATATTTCAACCGACTAAAAACCGTAAAAACGTCTTTATTGTTAATGATTGTGAGTGGTGGGAGTGAGTGTATTTGGGTTGTTTAAAATATTTAATTTTTTTAATAAAACCGCTTGACAGTCTAGACTAAATGTGTATCATATAAGCTATAGTGCGTTTTTTGCACGTTACAAACGCAGAATTGATTTTTAAACCCCTGATGGTTCTCCATCGGGGGTTTTTTATTGCCCCGCAATTGCGAGGTGGAGTATGAGAATGTTTAAAGATGCAGGGAATCAAACATATTTTTGGTCAGGTTTTTCCGGTGTTCTTGCTTGGCTAAGTGATCAAAACAATTTAATGATATTAAGTTTAGTGATTGGTATTGTTACCGCACTAGTTAATGCTTATTCAAAATGCTACGAAGGCAGAGCGGCAAGACGAGCAGAAGAGCGCGAAGAAGAATTGCATGCCTTAAAGGTTCAGGCTTTAAAAAGAGGGCTTAGAGATGAAGCTAGCAAAGACTAGAGCTGGATTAGGGATTGCAGGAAGTATATGCGGAGTATCAGCCATCATCCTAACAATGTACAGTTCTTATGGTGATGAGCTTATTCTTAGTCCTGCCGGGGCTGAAATCATTGGTAATGCTGAAGGGTGCAGACGTGATCCTTATAAATGCCCTGCCGATGTATTAACTGTTGGCATTGGATCAACTGAATACAGTGGCTTACCAATAGATCCTAAACATCGTTATACAGATTTAGAAATAGCAGAACGCTGGAAGAATGACATTCAAGTGGCTGAGAAATGTGTATTGGCTTATGGAAATGGTCGAGCGTTACCACAGTCTGTATTTGATTCTGCAGTATCTATTACTTTTAACGTTGGTTGTGGTGCAGTTCGAAAATCAACCTTATTTAAATACCTTAATTCAGGCAAGTATGAGTTAGCTTGTAATGAATATCCAAGGTGGAATAAAGCTGGTGGAAAAGTTTTACCTGGCTTAGTTTCACGTAGAGAAAAAGAAAAGGCATTATGTTTATCTGATTTACATAAGTAAAGGTTAGCCGGTGCGGTTATGGGAGCTATTAAATCAGATGGCGAAAGCGTAAACAAAAGAGCCTAAACCGCACCGCTATTTATTATGGGGTTTAACATGATTGGTATCGGGCAATATATCAGTAACGGATTCACAAAGGTTTTATTGGTGTGCTCCGTTGTTTCTGCGTTTGTAATTCTTGCATTGAGTGGTTGGATTCATCATCAGTCAGTAACTATTGATGGATTGAATGGAAAGATTAAAACACACCAAGAAACAATTGCTGCACAAAGTCAAACGATCACTCGATTAGAAGAAGATGCTGAGCGAAATAGACAGCTCACATTTGAGCTAAGTCAGGTGGAGTCAGATGCAAGGAGTAAATCAGATGCAGTTATCAAATCTATACCGAAACAAATTAAAGCTAGCAGTGCTTTTAATACTAATGCTCCTAGCAATGTTATTGAGTTCTTGCGCCAGTAAACCTGTTGTAATGAGTTGCTCTCAAGTACCTGCAGCGTTGACCGCTCATTTAGATAAGACGGCATTTGCTGGTGATACTTATGGTGATGTAACAAAGTACGCGGTAATTTTAAAGCGAGAACGCGACATGTGTTTAAACCGAATTGATAAAATTCGGGAGTGGCAAACAGAGAAGTTAAGTAAATAAAAGGTGAGTGACAATACTCGCCTTTTTTATTTTGGTGGGAACTATGCCAGCAAGAATACCTAAAGCATGCAGAAAGCTACGGAATAAAAGTAAGTGACAAAGGATTTGATAAGGATTTTTCTGCTATTGTAAAGCGCAGCCGCGATGTAGCTGGCACTATGAGCAAAGGAGTACAATTCCTTATGAAAAAGAATA